TTGGGGATGAACTCAATGATATTTTAACCGAAATACAGTAATTGAAGAAATGGAGTTCAAATTAATATCGGTAAAAGTACTCGACATTCACAATGCAAGTGTGTTTTACTTATGCGAAAACGAACCGTTTGTGATGCCAATAACATACAGGATGGTTATTGATGCGTTTCCAATAAGTAAGTCTGGCATCAAAAGCTTGGGTTCAGCAAAAACAATAACACATATTTTAGGGACTGTAAAAATTAACCATAAACAATAATACAATGTCAATTTTAAATATACAGCCAGTCGTAAGGGGGGAAAGTAAGGTACTGCTAACGTTTTCTGGAACAAGCGGAACTGGTAAAACATTAAGTGCGCTTTATGTAGCCAGAGGAATGGTTTCAAAACCATCAGAAATAGGGTTTTTAGATACAGAAAACGGTCGTGGGTCATTTTATTCAGACAAACTAGATGGTCAGTTTTTGTATGCTAATTTAAACCCTCCATTTTCTCCTGATAGATATGGGAAGGCTATCAAAGAATTTCAGGAGACTGGTGTAAAGGTTTTAGTAATAGATTCAGTTTCGCATGAGTGGGAGGGGATTGGAGGTTGTGAGGATATTGCCAACTCACCTAGAGCTGATGGTTCGGAGCGTAAAATTGCAGATTGGAAGCGTTCTAAAAATGAACATAGAACTAGGTTTATGAATTCTTTGATGTATGCCGATATGCACATCATTTGTTGTGTTCGTGCTAGAGAAAAGACAGACTTTAAAGATATAAACAAGCCTGTTAGTTTAGGTATTCAGCCAGTTTGCGAGAAAAACTTTTTGTTTGAAATGATGGCATCTATAATGTTTTCGAATGAAGGCAAAAATCAAACTTGGATAAAAGTACCTGATTACTTAAAAGAAGCGTTTGGGACTGGTAATGCCTATTTAGGGCAAGAAACAGGAAGAAAAATCATAGAGTGGGTGAGGTTGGGAGAAAAAGAAAATCCGATAGTTACCAAAAGTAGAGGCGAAATAATACTTATTTGCGAAAAAGGATTAAAAGCACTTCAAGAATCATGGAAAACACTTGACCCTATTGCAAGAGAGGCTTTAAATCCTGAATACAAAGTTCATGAAGCATCAGCCCAAGCTTATGATAAAATTAATTCAGAATCAGAATCAAATGATACGTCTTTAGAAACGCAACTTTTAGAGCTTTACGAATTAAAGAAAGAAGTACTTCAAGAGCCATTAGCAACTGACTGTAAGCGCATCATAGACGAAAAAGAATATACCTCGTACCAAAAAGTAATAAACACTCTAAAAGCTCTTTAAGATGGATTCGATTAGAATAGGATTACCAACATCAAGTCAAGCTTCAAGGGTAATTAACCCAAAGAAATTCGACACTTACGTTAAGGAAAAGCAAAGAGAGCGTAAACTTGGAATAGAATTAAGCTTAGATGCAAATGCTAGACCTTTGGCATGGGGAAACGCAATGGAAAGCTATGTTTTTTAATACATTCCTTGACACTTCATATACACTTGAATCAAAAAACACTGACTTACATCCTAGCGGTATTTGGTGCGGAACAAAGGACGTTAAGAAAAAAGATTTAGTAGGCGATATTAAATGTCCTTTTACAAGGGCTTCTTTTTGTGACCTTGTGGAAATAATAGATTTGGGTTCTATTGAGGTATTTAGAAAAGACGAGCCAGATTATTACTGGCAATTAGTATCAAATGCTATTTTGTGCAAAGTAAACTATGCTGAACTAATAGTATGGTATCCATACGCAAGCGAAATGACTGCAATACTCGAGCACATTTCTAATATTGACGATTTTGAACTACAAAAAGGAGTTGACTGGATCAATTATGACCATGACAGAAAACAAACACCTTATATGCCAGATTCGAGCAAGTATAAAAACATAAATCGTTTTGTTTTTGAAGTCCCGAAAGAAGACAAAGAAATGCTAGAAAAACAAATGAGACTGGCTTACGAAAAAATAACTGCTTAAAATAATGGCACAAAAACTAGACAAAATACAAGAGGAGAAACACAAGCGATAATTTACTATAACCTTAAATAAAATGAGCCATTTTAATATGACAGACGAAAGCGATTTTGAAGGCAACC